GAACGACATTATGCGTAAGCTCGAACTATCTGACATTGATTTCTAACCATGCCTTACGGACCTGGAACATACGGCTCACAAGTGGGTCGGCCTAAAAAAAAGAAAAACAAAAAACTGTCACCTAAGCAGCAGAAAATTGCTGGGATGGCTGGTAACAAAATGAAAATTGATGGTGCTGACTTTGCAGCTCTGCGGCGTCGTGGAGGTATGCGCTGATGGCACATAAAAGTAAGGGCTCTTGCGGAGGCAAGAAAGGTGGCAAAGGCTACAAAAAGTAGTACACGATCAGTCAGTCTAAAGATTGGCACACATAAATCTAGGACTGGTGGCTTGACTGCTGCCGGTCGTCGTAAATACAACAGAGCTACTGGGTCTAACCTAAAGGCACCTCAGCCTGAAGGTGGGCCACGCAAGCGTTCTTTCTGTGCCCGTATGTCGGGTGTCAAAGGACCAATGAAAGACAGCAAGGGTCGTCCTACACGGAAGGCTCTTGCACTACGTAAATGGAAATGCTAATGAAAAAGCATCGTGTTGACAAAAAAGCTTTTGACAGTAATTTCAGGGCTGGTGTGAGTTTTCCTATCAATGAATCAGGTGCGACTCGTAAGATTAGAAGTATCCGTAATTTGAAGGAAGGTACTTCGGGTCCTGAACGAGACGCTGCTGATCGAATGCTTAAAAAAATTGGTAGCCCACTGACCCTCCCTGGTTTCGTAAAAAGAAAATCTAAAAAAAGCTATGGCTAAACCTGGACTCTACGCTAACATCCATGCTAAGCGGCGTCGTATCGCCGCAGGCAGTGGCGAGAAGATGAGGAAGCCGGGTTCCAAAGGAGCACCGACTGCCGCCAACTTCAAGCGTGCTGCCAAAACCGCCAAGAAACGCTAACACACTGACATGAAACTCACTGCTCTCCTCCCCGCAGCACTAATTGCTGTTGCAGCCCCAGTCTCTGCCCAGCCCTATTTGAACGTGGAAGCCAACTCTGGTTTCTCTGGATCAAACTATGGCGGTACTGTAATCGACAACCACGTTGGTTACAAAAAGGACAACTGGTACGTCCAAGCAGGTCCTTCCATCGTCGCTCCTGACGGTGGTGACACTGAACTTGAATTCTCTGGCAAAGTCGGAGGTTCTGTCAGCCTTTCAGACAGCGTGTCTGCATATGGCGAAGTGTCGTTTATGACTGCTGACAGTGACAACAACTATGGCACAAAAGTTGGCTTCACTTACGACTTCTAATTAGACTCAGGCCGTACGTTCATCCCGTTATCGGGACGCAGGCAACCTACTCATGGAACGGGGGGTAGGTTATTTCTGAACTAATCATGTCTCAAGTCGAAGTACGTCAGCGCATCCGTGAACAGCAAGCCAAGCAAAAAGAAATTGTCTTGAAGTATCGGGGTGTTGCCTACATTGTCAAGCGCACAATTAAAAACTGAATAAAAAGAGCTTTCCACAATTGTAAAGCCCGAAGGAACGGTTTAAGGGGTGGGTGTTCGGAAAGCGCCCACGCCTGCATACAACAAAATATATTATGCCACATCAATCTAAAGTTGTTAAAGCTGCTGTTACGAAAATGGACCCTGAGCCTGAAGTTAACGCTATTGCTTTCAATCGTTGTGGTCACTGTGGTAATAAAAAACCACAATGTCGCAAACAAAAAAAGTGTCTCAAAGGGCTCCTCTGATATGGATCTTGTCAAATCTTTTCTCGATGGTGTTGGGCGTAAAGCCAAAACCAAAGTCAAGAAGCACCTAGAAAATCCAAAGAACGTTTCTCTTGCTGCGAAAATGCAACGCAAGAAAACCGGATTTAATGAAGCTCGTAAAAAATTGCGTGGCTACTAAATCTTAATAGCTTGGGAGGCACCTCAGAGTCGGACCTCCCTTGCCTTGGCGTTGGCCCGTACGCGGATACCCTTCGCCGTCATGACGGTGGGATAGACCACAAAAAATTTTGGCACATTGCCTATCCAAACGTTTGGAGACTGCTTATACACTTTATTCGTACCTAACAAATGGCACATCAGTCTTCTACCTTGACCACGAGCCTGACTCGTCCTGGTCAAGCTAACTCTGCGGGAGATGCCCGCGCTCTCTATCTGAAGTTGTTCAGTGGAGAGATGTTCAAAGGATTCCAGTATAATGCGATCGCTCGTGACCTGGTCATGAAGCGCACCCTGAAGAACGGCAAATCTATGCAGTTCATCTACACGGGTCGCACTACTGCTGAATTCCACACCCCCGGAAACGCTATCCTCGGTAACACCGATGGTGCACCCCCGGTGGCTGAAAAGACCATCACGGTTGACGACCTGCTCATCAGCTCGGCTTTCGTGTATGATCTTGACGAGACCCTGTCTCACTACGATCTGCGCTCTGAGATCAGCCGTAAGATCGGCTATGCTCTGGCTCAGAAGTATGACCGTCTGATCTTCCGTGCTGTCACCCGTGGCGCACGTGCTGCTTCTCCGGTCACCAAGACCAACTTTGTTGAGCCTGGTGGCACCCAGATCCGTGTTGGCTCTACTGCTAACGCTTCTGATGCTTACAACGCTCAAAACCTGACTGCCGCCTTCTTCGACGCCGCTGCTGCGATGGACGAAAAGGGTGTCAGCTCTGAGGGACGTGTCGGGATCCTCAACCCTCGTCAATACTATGCCCTGATCCAAGAGGTCGGTAACAACGGACTCATCAACCGTGACGAGCAAGGCGATGGCCTGCAGTCCGGTCAGGGCATTGTGGAGATTGCTGGTATCAAGATCTACAAGTCCATGAACATTCCGTTCTTCAGCCAGTATGGCACCAAGTACGGTACTGGTTCTGCAACCAACCCTGGCACCACTTCCCCTGGCAACACTGGCTCCTTCGTCGGTGAAGCTCTGGAAGATGCTGCTAACGATGTCACTGGCATCAACAACGAGTACGGTGAAGAAACCGAATTCGCTAACTCCTGTGGTCTCATCTTCCAGCGCGAAGCTGCTGGTTGTGTTGAAGCCATCGGTCCTCAGGTCCAGGTCACCAGTGGTGACGTCTCCGTGGTCTACCAAGGTGACGTGATCCTGGGTCGTCTCGCCATGGGCGCAGACTTCCTGAACCCTGCATGTGCTGTCGAGCTGTACGCTGGTACCGCTACCGCACCTGCTGCATTCTGATTCTCTAAATCAATTTATACAGGGATCCTTCGGGGTCCCTTTTTTTTATCTATATGGCTTTTCCTACCACTAACTCGCAGCAAGAACTTCCCGCTGTGAATCAAATTCTGCAGTCATGTGGTCAAGCGCCTGTGACTACCCTAGATCAAACCAACCCGGACGTTGCGATTGCCTATCAGACTTTGCTAGAAGTCTCACGGGAAGTACAGGCGGAGGGATGGACATTTAACAAAGAGGGTCATTATAAAATGATCCGCAATACTGATAACGAGATTCTCATCCCAAACAACGTACTGCAGATTGACGCAACTACCAATGCAGCTAATGTCGAATTAGATGTCATTCGCCGTAGTGGTAAGCTTTACGACAAAGCACACCACACTTACACATTCGAGCAAGATATTGAGTGTGACATTGTTTGGCTGTTTGACTGGGTAGATCTGCCTAAACCAATTGCAGATTTTATTACTGCCCGTGCTGCTGCTATCACATCTAGTCGAATTGTTGGTGACACCAATCAATATCAAATGCTCCAGCAAAAGGAAGCATTCACCAGAGCTATGGCTATGGAGTATGAATGTAATCAAGGTGACTACACGTTTTTTGGACATTCTGGAGATACGAATCGTTACCAGAGCTATCAACCTTACAACGCACTACATCGATAAATGGCATCAGTTACTCAACGGATCGGAAGCTACCTCGGTGGCGTATCCAAACAATCAGATGATAAAATGCTGCCAGGTCAGGTCCGTGAGTGCTACAACGGATTTCCTGATGCTACATATGGGCTTACTAAGCGTCCTGGTTTTGAACATCTACTCAACCTAGGCACTGGTACATCTTATGATGCCGGTAAATGGTTTTACATCAAACGTGATGACGACGAGGAATACATTGGTGTAATCAAGGGTACTGCAATCAGTATCTGGAATGCAGTTACTGGAGTTTCAGCTACTGTTACCTACCCAAATGGTACAAGCTATCTGGACGGTACAAAAAATAATTATCAAATTATTACTGTACAAGATACCAGTATTATCATTAACAGTAAGGACAATGTAAGTGCTGATTCTGCTGTTACTGATTCAGCTTACGACCCACACCGGTCAGTGTCTATTGTTTTAGGAAGTGTAATTAATGGTGCTGTATTTACCGTTGACATCACTATAGGTGGTGCAACACAAACAGCAACCTTTACAGCCAGTAGCTCTAGCACTGCTACAGATGTTCTCAACGATCTGAAATCTGACATCCAGGCGATGACTGGTGCCCATGCAGGGATTACTGTCAGCCAGTTTGCAAATGAACTAGAGCTAGTCCATACTGCTGACATGGATGTCCATGCAGAAGGTGGTATTAATAATCTTGATTTGGTCGCTATCGAAGATGTTGTAACTACACCGGGTGATTTGCCGGTTCAGTCTAGGCACAACAGGCTTGTCAAGGTTGTACTGACTGGTGCTAACGACGCTGATTATTGGGTCAAATTCGTAGCACACGATGGTGTTGGAGGTGAGGGTTTCTGGGAAGAAACAATCAATCCTACAGTTTCACTCGGCTTGGATAACTCAACCATGCCCCACGAACTGGTGAACACTGCTACAAATACATTTGTATTTAGGCAGATCAATTATGTTGACAGGCAGGTTGGTGACGACACTACAAACTCCCAGCCTAGTTTTGTTGGTAAAAAAATTACAGGTGGATTCTTTCACAACAATCGACTCGGTTTCATTTCAGAAGACAATGTTATCCTCAGTCGATCTGGTGATTTTTATAACTTCTTCTTTACCACAGCACAGACTGTCATCGATTCTGACCCAATTGACATTAGTTGTTCTTCCATCCGTCCTACATCACTGAGTTCTGTTTTGCCAACAGCACAAGGTGTCGTACTGTTCAGTGAAAACCAACAGTTCATTTTATTCTCTGACACTGGTGTGCTTACACCTTCGCTAGCAACGATTAGAACTCTTTCTAATTATCAAATGGATAGAAATATCCAGCCTGTTGACGTTGGTACTAACATTAATTTTGTCAGCAAAACTCCAGGCTATAGCCGTGTGTTCAGCATGATCACCCGTGGTCAGCAAGAAAACCCACAGGTTCTCGACACCTCTCGTGTTGTCAAGGAATGGATTTCACCAGACATTGATCTGCTTATCTCCAGCCCACAGAACTCCATGATTGCTCTTAGCGGTCAAAGTCTAAATGAAGTTTTTCTGTTCCGTTACTATAATGACGGTGAGAAAAACGTTATGCAGGCATGGGTTAGTTGGTTGATGCCAGGCACTGTTCAGTTCTTAGCAACTGATTCTGACGACATGTATGCAGTTACTAAGCAGGGTAACCAGTTTACGCTTCTCAAAGCAGCATTGAGTCAAAGCCCTGAGCAAGCAATCATCGTCAACAACGAAGGTGAAAAGGTCAACCCTTCAATTGACCTGTACAAAAACATTGCATCAAGTGCAGTTGTGTATGACGCAACTAACGATCGTACTAAGTGCTATATCCCATATAATGATGTCACGTCTTTGACACCGATTATTGTTGTCAAAGGTGATACCAGTGGTGGTACGTTCGTTGAGTCAGGTTTTACAATTACACCTGAACGTGGGTCAGATACAAACGGGCCTAACGCTCCAGCTACAGAAACTTTCTTTGTAATTCCCAACAAAAATTTGACGGCTTCTGGTGAAGGTGCTCTTAACGTTGCTGGTGATGTTATTGTTGGATATAAGTACAATTTTGATGTTGAGCTGCCACGTACATACTATAGACCTGAGACACCGATTACAGATTACACTGCTAACCTCACTATTGCACGCATGAAGTTTGCAGTTGGTCTGTCAGGCATGATGAGCTTTAAACTTAAGCAAAAAGGTCGACTTCCGTATAGTGTTGAGTTTACTGGCGATGGTTCTACTACATCTTTCTCTTATAACAAACGAGACCTAGAATTTGCTGACAGGTCTGATGTGAAAGTTACTGTAGATGGTGTTGCACAGACAGGATTCACATTTACTAACGATACCACTATTGTTTTGGGTTCTGCTCCAGCAAACAACGCTGTTATCAAATTCTTTATAGACGAATGGTTTGACGTTCAACCTGTGTCTGAGAGCAACCAATATCTTGCTAATGATGTACCGTTGAATAATCAGACTGTATTTACTATCCCCATCCATCAACGCACTGAAAACTTTAGACTTAAAATGTTTAACAACTCACCTTTTCCTGTTGCTGTAAATGCAATGATGTGGGAAGGACAATATACACCGCGATTCTATAGGAGGGCTTGATGTTCAACCCGAAAGAAAATATACTTGAGCAGCAGCTTCAAGAGTCTGGAGTTGAGTTACATATATTTGGTACTATTGCAGACATTTTTACAGGCGGTGCGTCTACACAGAACGACCATCAGAAAAAACAATCCAAGGAAATAAACAAGTTTAACGAGAAATCGTATAAACACGAAGGTAAAGAAATTAAGAGGCGCTATAAGCACGAAAAGGAAAGCCTCAAAATTACAAAAAGAAACCTTGAAGCTGAACTAAAAAGGCAAGAGAATGCACAGCTTCAGGAATATAATTACGCGATGGGTATCCGTGATTATGAGTTTTCGCAAGATATGCGTGCTTATAATCAATCAGTTGCACAAGCTCAAGATCAGAAAGATTTTAATCAAATAGCTTCTGATTTTGCTAATTTGCAGCAAGATCGCAATTTGATGGAGCAGCAGATTGAGCTGGAGTTAAATGAGCAAGAAACTCTTCTTAACTACACTGCTCAGTCTCACGGACTTTTGCTCAAGAAAAAGGGTATCAAATCACAAGCTGCTGCTGAGCTTAGAAAATCTAACATTGCCGCTTTGAAGGCTAGTGGTGAAGCAGCTTCACGCGGTCAGAGTGGACGCTCTGGTGCTAAAACTTTAAACGCAATTCAAGCTGAAGCTAATGCTGTTGAGTCAGAAATTGTAGAAGAGCTTTTGAATAGCACTTCTCAAGTAGACATGGATCTGCTTTCAGCTCGTTATCAAAATATGCAAGATAATCTAGCACTCGAATTGAGTGGTAACAATCTTGTAGCTGCTGATAGGATGTCTCGGCAACAAATTAAGATGCAGCGTGTACAGGCAGATCTCGATGCAGAAGCTAGTATTCTTTTGAAACCAACACTACCTCCTCCAATCCCACGTCCTTATGCACTGCCTAGGCCTGAATTCCAGGATGTTTACAAGCCTAAGCAAGGTCCTGAGCCTGCTAAGAGCATTCCGTATCAAGCTAACATTGCTGGTGCATTCTTCCGTAATAGCCTAAACATCGCAAGTACAGTTATAGGCTTAGGTGGCGGCAGCACTGGCAATTAATTAAAACTTTCTGATTATGCCAAAAAATTACAAGACATATGCTAAGCCGGGAAGTTTTAGTGAATTCCAAATTAAAACTCCAGATCAAACCGGCAAAATAAAAGAAGAGAAACAACGCGAAGTACAGGGTCGGGAAAGAGCACAACGGTCTCTCGAAAGAAACAGAGACATCTATATGCGTGCACAGCGTCTTGTCAACGCTGCAGAGGCAGAAAACCGTCAAACTAACTTTGACATGCAGACGGTTGAGCGTGAATCTTACCGAAACGCACTGACTCGTGATTACAAAATCCGGATGGACAATCTGGATCGTCAAAACCAAGGCAGGCAGCGTGAGCTGCAAGAAATTAGTCAGCTAAGCCAAACTGCCTTTGGTATGATTGGCAACTATCTAGAAGAGCAGGAACAAAAAAAAGTCGCAATTGCACACGATGTCATTGCAAGATCCGGCTCGACTTACGAAGAACTAATCAAAATTCAAACGCTCAATGACAACCTGACTAAGGCTGAGTTTGCTGCACAAGACAGTGTCCAACAAATGTTGGGACCGAATGCTGCACCCGACCAAGTTGATGCTTTATTCACGATCTACCAAAATAGAAACACTAAGCGGTGGATTGAACACAAAGCATTCTTTGCTAATTCTTTGAACGCTTTTCCTTCATTTCTTGACGCAAAGATCAACGAGATTCGGGAAGCAACAGGACAGCCGATTGATGATTTTGATTCTGTCATTGATGAGGCTAAGCGTGAGTTCATTGGCATACACTTTGTCGGCACGGCAAGGCCAGAGGTTCTTTCTGGACTTGGTGTGTATTCCAAACTGGATGAGTTAGCTAATGACCGTAGGAATGTCTTTGTTACAGAAAGACGAAAGCTGCAAAAAGAAGAGTTTGCACGTGACCGCCATAATGCGTTCTTGACAACCTGGCAAACAGAAGGACTTCAAGGTGTGCTTCGTTATAACGGGCAAAACCCTTCTTACCAAAAACGTCAGGACATGGTTCAAGCAATTAAACTGTCAGTTGAAGGGGGAGGAACTTACACTTGGGGCATTGAAGATATTGAAAATCTTTTAAATGCACCAGGCGGAGGTTCTAACGGAAAAAGTATCAGAGAGTCTTTTGCTGGTACTACAGCTGAGTTAGAAGAGATCCAACGTCAGATCCTAAAACGTGAAGAAGAAGCTTGGAAAGCCGAAGAAGCGCGAGAGCAGCGCGAGATGGAAGCTTTTGTTGTTGACGGGATGAACGAGCTGGGCATGGATGACGGTACTTTTTCAGATGCTGATTATGATAAACTGGAATTAAGGGTGCATTTGAAATATCCAGGAAGAACTTCCAAAGAATTAGCAAGAGCCAAAATGATGACTCCTGACGCTGCGGTTGCTCTTGAAACAGAGCAATTCAATGAAAGGATGTCCCAGGCTGGTCGTCTTACCATGGAGCATGTCAACAACGGTAAGTACAATGACATCAACAGGCGTCTGTTTTGGGAAGGTGTTGCAAGGACTCAAGAAAAACTTTATGCACATGAGGGATCTAAAAATGATCTTTTAGCACTACAGAATGAGTTTGATTCTAGTGCAGCAGTTAGAGGTGCAAGAGCTGCTAACCCTAAAGCTAATGAAATAAATTACGCACTTGCTATGGCTGATTATAAAGCCAGGTACAGAACGTATACGCAGAAATTCATGGCTGCAGACAAAGAGATGACTTTTGATAAAGCAAGAAAACAGGCTTATGATCTTGTTTTATTTGAAATGAAAGAGGATCTTAATCCGGACAACCATTCTCCTTTTGGCGGCATAAAAAGGTTTCGTAGAAAACCCATTGATGCTGATCAAGCTGGTAAGTTCAGAGGTATTGCAACTACTGGCGAAGAAAATATGAAAAAGATTATATCAATTGCACAAAATGGAGATCTGACAAACGATGCTGCAGCACAGCAGGCTGCCGCCTTAATGAATCATAAGGAAATTGAGATGTTCGCACAAAACTACACTAATCCTGATTATGCAGTACCTCCTGCAGTAATTGTTTACGCAGATGCTATTAACAGGACACCTATAACTGCTTTGAAGATGCTTGCTCCACATATTGGAGACGGTAACCTTAAATTAGTAATGGATAAAGTAGATAAAGACTTGAAGACTAAATATCAGCAGTATGTTGATACGCCGTATACATACATTAGAAACAAATACCGCACCGCTGAACGAACTGGACGAGCAAACATTGGTGATAACAAGTCGGCTGCTACGGCACCGATGAGGACATCTATGTTTAAAGTTGTTCAATATGTAAGTGG